CACGTGATCCAGAAGTACGCTATACACAAAGTGGAAAAGCAGTAGCGACTTTCAATGTGGCAGCAAGTAATGCTTTCACATCAAGCGATGGTGAAACAAAAGAGCAAACCGCTTTCATTAATTGCGTAGCATGGGGTAAAACAGGTGAAGCAGTAGGAAACCTACGAAAAGGTAACAGATGTTTCGTAGAGGGTAGACTTCAAACACGTTCCTATGAAACGGCAGACGGACAAAAACGATATGTAACAGAAGTGGTAGCAAACTTTGTAGGTACATCACTAACAAATGATGAAACTGCATCTAGTAACTTTGATAGTTTTGAGCAACCGCAAGATGAAAATGTTCCGTTCTAAGAGGTGATGATATGAAAGAATTTAAAATTACAGGCTATGTAAAAGTTGGGTTTTCAAAAATTGTAGAGTGTGAAAGTTATGAAGAAGCTGTACAACAAGCTAATGTAATTGGACTTACAGAAGATGTAGATACGTGTGATTTGTATGATTGGTATGACGAAGTGGAAGTTGAAGAGATAGAGGAAAACTAGGAATAGGAAAAAGGAGAAATAAACATGAATAAGCTTGTATCAGCTTTATTGGTAGTAGTTACGATTGGTGCGGTAGTTTGGAGTTTTGCGTTTGGTGTGCCGATGTATATGGTATGGCAACAACAAAAGGCTGGTGAGGCAACTTGCTAGAGCAGAGCAAAATAGACAAGTTGCAGTATTAGAGGCTAAGGCAAAACTAGATAGTGCTGAAAGCCTAGCACAAGCCGAAGTAAAACGTGCAGAGGGTACTGCAAAAGCTAATCAAATTATCGGTCAATCATTAAAAGGTAATGAGGCATACATTCATTGGTTATGGGTGGATACTTTGAAAGATAGTAAAGACCAAATTATTTACATTCCAACCGAGGCTGGTGTGCCTATTACGGAAAGTTTCAGATTGAAAGAAAGTAAATAGCCTATGCATATATGGGGGTTATTTGATGATGGTAACGGCTGCTATCGTCAAGCGGTAGATGAATATAACGTGAATATGGGGGGGGGCAACACACAATCACATCAATAGGGATTGGTGATGCGTGTATAAACCAAGACCTTGCAGTTAATATGCTGCGTAAACCCAACGCATTATGGGAGCAGTTGGACAAGCTAGATAGACCTGATGTTATTCTAGCTAGTCCACCTTGTGAAAGCTGGAGCGTGGCAAGTGCGATGAAAGGTGGCAACGCGTGTTGGAAACAAGAAAAGGACATGACTGTAAATTTGTTCGGTGAATACGAGCAAGGAAGTAAATTCACAATCAGAAATCAAGCAGATTATGAAAACTACCAATTCAAGTATGATAAGTCATTTCTAACACGTATCAATGGTGAAATGTGTATCTATAACACATTGAAAATTATTGAGCGGTATAAGCCTAGGGTATTCGTGATTGAAAACCCAGCATATGGGCGGATATGGGAATACATCAAAAATGTAATAGGGTTTGATATTCCGTATGAGAATTTAACCTATTACAACAACTATGATTACCCAGTTAAGAAACCAACAAAGTTTGGTAGCAATATTGATTTAAAGTTGTTGAAAAATGATATAAAGAACACCATTAAATTCAATAAGTTAAACACAACTGGTGTTAATCGATATAACACTAGGTCGCATATTCCATTGGAGTTGGTGAAAGACATTTTGAAGAGGTGTGAAAAGTATGTAGAGGGGGTGATGATCATTGCCAATAAATAGCAAGGATAAGGGAAAGCGTGGCGAAAGAATGTGGCGAGATGTGTGTCGGTCGCATGGGTTTGATAAAGTCCGTAGAACTGCACAGTATTGTGGTAATACAGGTGATGCATCTGACTGTGTTGGACTGCCTAACGTACATCAAGAAGTTAAATTCGTTGAAAATCTGAATGTACGTAAGGCATACGAGCAAGCCGAACACGATGCAATACAAGCAGATAATTCAGATATGCCTATAGTAGCTTGGAAAAAGAGCAACCAAAAGTGGCTTGTAATAATGAGTGCAGATGATTGGTTCAGATTGTATAAGGAAAGTGAGTGGAGTAAAGAGAATGGCGGTTAATATGAGTGAGTTTGTGCCTGATAATAACCTAAATTGGTTAGCATTAGCAGCTTGTGTGTACGGAAACATAAGTGCTGGCAGAGCGTTATGTTGTTTAGGTTTGAAAGGAACTAAACCGCAAAAGACATATACACGTGTAAGTGATTTAGATGGAAATTCATTATTAAAAATGCATGGTAGTGGAATGTCATTAAGGGCAATCAGTTATAAGGTTGGTGCAGATTATAAGACAGTCAAACGTGCATTGATAATGTTAGGAGTGGAATTTTGAGGAAACAAATGAAAGTAAAGTTGGTTAGTGAATATGCACAACTACCAACAAGAGGTAGTGAAGATGCAGCTGGGTTAGACCTGTATTGTCCATTTCACATCAAAGTGCCTGCTGATAGTCAAAAGAAAATTCCGTTAGGAATAGCAGTAGAAATTCCAAAAGGTCATATGGGGCTGTTAGTGCCAAGAAGTAGTATGAGTAAGACACCTCTAAGATGTGCAAATAGCGTAGGTATTATTGATGCTGACTATAGAGGCGAATTGAGTATTGCATATGAAAATGTATCTTGTAGCGATTACATGATATTTAGAGGTGATCGCATCGCACAATTAATCATCGTTCCAGTAGCAATGGTTGATGTAGTAGAGGTAGATGAACTAAGTAAAACAGAAAGAGGTACTGGCGGTTATGGCAGTACAGGTAAATAAGTTTTCTAAATTAATTAACATAAAAGGAGAAATTAACATGAACAATAAATTAGTATTAGCAACAATGGTTATGGCAGCAGTTACTGGTAGCACATTTGCGAATGGTTTGGTAGTAGGTCAAGTAGAACCAAATACTACTGCACCTGTGGTTAGTGGTTACAACTCCGCAGCATTAGGTGTAAATACAGTAGTTACAGGTACGAGCACAATCGTTTTAGGACGAGATGCTAAAGTTAGTGGTAATGATACAACTGTTATCGGTTCTAATAATGGTACAGTAAGTGCGAACCAAACTACAATTATCGGTTACAACAACAAAACAAATAGCGACCAAGAACAAGTGGTAATCGGTGCTAACTCCGAAACCGCAGGTCAGGGTGCAACAGTAGTAGGCACTCACGGCAAAGCGACTGCATGGGATGCTTACGCTATTGGCAATAATACAGTAGCAGACAAAAGTAATAGTGTAGCGTTGGGTACTAATTCCGTAACAGATAACCCAGTGCCTACACAACAAGTAGTATTAAATGGGGTTACTCACGTTTTTGCAGGAGAAAACCCTCAATCTGTGGTGAGTGTAGGTTCTAAAGATAGAGCAGGGTTTGGTGGTGTGAAATATTACAACCGACAAATTACAAATGTTGCAGCTGGACAAGTTGATGCAGCATCTACAGATGCAGTCAATGGTAGTCAATTATACGCAGCATATGATGAAATTGCATCTATGGGTGCTAAGTTAGTAAAACACGATAAAGACATTAAGTGCCTAAACATCAGAGTAGACCGCAATGTAAATAACATCAAAAATAATACAGATGCAATTAATCGCCATGAAACAGTAATTAACAATCATGCAACGATCATTAATAACCATGAACAACAATTACAATCACATGAACAAACTTTAGTAGACCATGCGAATGTATTGGAAAACCATGAAAACCGCATCGAAAGTTTAGAACGTGGTATGACACGCAACGTAGACCGAGAAATTGGTAAAGCTGGTGCAGCTAATGCAGCATTATCCGCATTGCACTATTTAGGCTACAACAAAGATGATAAGTTGACATTCTCCGTTGGTTACGGTCATTACAAAGGACATAGTGCAGTAGCATTAGGTGCTTTCTACGCACCAAATGAACACGTAATGTTTAGCGTAGGTGGTACACTTGGTTCTGAAAAAATGGTAAATGCTAGTGTGAATTTTAGATTGGGCAAAGGTTCTGAATATGAGTTAAACCATAAAGGCAAAATCAAAGAACTTGAAACATTGGTTACTCAATTAGTGGCAGAAGTTGAAGAGTTGAAAGCGAATAAATAATGTGCAGTCCTAGAAGAATTAATGCGCCACAACGAAAAGGCTATATCCTGTGGATACTAGAGGCAGAACGGCAACGAAAAGAAAAAGAGTTAAAACAACTTACGTATTTTGCCGTAGGTGTGGCGATAGTGCCTTTAGTTTTCATAGCATGTGCGTTACTTTATGTTTTGATTAAGTAAAGGATATGGGCGGTGAAATATCCGCCCTATCATAAGAGGTAAGTATGAGGAGTTACTACAGAAAGTTGAGGCAACATATATTATCTTGCCAAGATTTCCAAAGTCTTAATGAATGTTTTGATATGGTATACAACGCATGGAATGTAAATGATATTGGAAATCGTTAGTATTATAAATTGATGAAACTAATGGATAGTGTTGCAAATAAGGGAATTAAGTGTATAAAGATAGGGTTATAAGAGGTGTCCATGACAAGTTATAGCGGTTACGTTGAACACTCCGACTTTTACATAGCACCTCAAAGCTATCAAGATGCATTTGATTTCTTGTGCCAGCTTGCGGTAGAGAGTGAAGAGGATGTGTTCTATATCGGTAAAGTAAGTGGAAACATAGATGATTTTGATTTGTATGATGTAGTTGAATTTAAATGGAATGAGGATAGAGGAGCGTGGATAGAAAGTGTCTAAAAGATATGTGAAAAGGGTTAGTGAAATCCAAGCTATACAATACAACGGCAATAATGCTATTGAAGTAGTTGAATTCGTTGGTGATGTAATTGGTATTGATTGGTATGAAAAAGCATCATTAGAAATCACAACAGATAATGAAGTGATCGAATGTTTTGAAGGTGATTATGTTGTTAAAGACCATAAAGATAAAATTAAAGTTTATGAGGCAAACGAATTTGAAAAGAATTATAGTGAGGTAGAAGATGATTAATGATAAACAAGGTAGAGAGTGGTTACTTCAAAAACTATATGATGATGGGTGGAAATATTATGTTAAGAGTGTTGGTAATATTGCATTTATAACAACAGAAAGACCAGTTGTGAATGATGGTATATTAGATATAAATAGTGGTGGTCGTGTAAAGTGTATTAATAACATAAGTAAAATAATGCCACAAATAGAGCGGAATGAAGTGTTAAACATTGCAAAAGAATTGGGTATTGTTGATTGGTCAAAAGTAGCGGTTGATACACCTGTATTAGTTAAAGATTTTGAAGAAATGAAATGGGGGAAACGGTATTTTGCATTTTTTAAAGATGGAAAAGTGCATACATGGAATGGTGGTGTAACATCTTGGACTTGTGAAAACCCAAACTGTGTAATGAGTTGGGTATATGCCAAACTAGCAGAGGTATAAATACATGGTATGGTTTATGTTTTTTTGCTTGATAGTTGCTATGGGTAATGTAAACAATGGTTATGCAAATGCAATTATATTTATAGCATGGTGTGTGTTGGTTTATATGCTAGCTATTAATGGCGCATTTAAGGATTGAGGTGATTTGTATTTGAGCGAACTGTCAAAAGAAGAAAAGAGATTAATAAATAGTGCTAAGGAATACCTAGAGCCGTTAAAAACAGTAGATAAAGATATTGAGTTGATGGTGATGGAAATAAAAGAATTACAAAGTAACATAACAACAATTAGTGCTATTGATTACTCAAAAGATAGGGTAAGTGGTGGCGGTGTTCCTTGTGGATTGGAAAATAGCGTTGCAAGATTTATTGATATAGAAAAGGAACACCGCAGACGGCTTGATGAGTTAAAACAGTATAAGTGTGATGCAACTGATTTGTTATTCGATTTGCATGCTCCTCTTGGTAGTAAGATATTGAGAGCTGAATACATATTAGGCATGACTACACAGCAAGCATGTGCAATTTACGAGGAACATTTTAAAGAAAGACAAGCCTTGAGATATAGAGATGAAGCATTTATTGAAGTAGCCAAAAAGATATCACAAAATGTCAGTAAATGTCAGTAAATGTCAGTGAATGTCAGTATATCTATGGTTTGCTATTAGGTATAATATATATGTAGAAGTTGCCACTAAGCGACTACTACTCACTCTTTCCTTAGGACAAATCAAACACAACAACAAGCACGCCCATAAAAGAGCGTGCCTTTGTTGTATATGGGCGAAATGGAACGTATAGCGCTAACGGTCGCAGAGTAGCAGCGCAACCATAATTGATTGACTAGGAAACAACACTATACTTTTTTCTAATTTCAATTTTGAAGTATGTGTTATGACAAAATTTTATATGTAAATTTACTGCTAACTGATAAGGGTGGGTCGAATATCCTCACAATATATAGCTTATACATTATTAACCTTAAAGATATGAACCTGCCCTAATTGGTTATACACATTGAATACTGACAACTAGCAGCCTCCAAAAGAAACTTATTCATATTCTTGTTGTTATTTGACCTAACACGATTACGATCCATCAAATTGTTAGTTGTTGGTATTGAGTGTGTAAGTGATTATTGAAAACTAGGTGTGTTTCTCTTTTCCAACTTTGTTTTTCCTTATTCATAGTTGAACCTCAAAAAGCATAAATTGTCATGTCATCAACAACGCACCTAGTTTTGAGTGATTAATACAGGAAAACAGAATAAATCTATCACATAATGGGGTATATCCACGGCGATATACTCCAATTTTTGTATAAATCTATCATAAAGGGGAGATTATGACGGATGTTTTGTGTTGTAAAAGTAAATGCTTGAACAACAAAAAAGGAGTGTGTACCGCAAAGACAATAGAATATGACGGCTTATGTCAAACATATATTACTTGTGGCGGTGCAAGTAAAGGTAATTATGGCTTATGTGTTAGATCACATGGCAAATTAAAAAGGAAAGGTGGCGGAGTGCTGAAATGATTAAAGCGATCAAACAATTCATTGAAGATAGAAAACTATTCAAACAAGCAGCCAAGGACTTGAACAATAAAGACCTACAAGCTAAAGCTAAATATGCTTATGAACATCGTGGCGATACAATGATTACACTCATTGATGGTTTAGCTATCATATGTGGTGTATTAATCTTAATCGGTATTGTGTGGTGTTGGATGTGAATTATCAACCAACGATAAAGAAACTACTTAAAGCATTACAGATGAATGGTAGGCGATATGTAGTCGATGTAAGGCAATCATGGAGCAAATACGATAAGCCTTGCAAGATATATATTGTCAGTAGAATGTACACGGAAGAGGAATATAAACTAACATTCCCTCACAAGTACAAAAAGGGTAAGACCTTTAAACAAGGACAACTCTATAAAAAAGAAAGTGAGTACAGTAGCACCAAGCAACACGAGGTGTTACTTTTTTTAGTTAAGACATATAAAGGTGGTGATTGATATATGGCAGATGCTAACACCTTAACAGAAAAAGAACGTATATTTGCAGATGAGTATATCAAGACTACCAACGCAACACAGAGTGCTATCAAGGCTGGATATAGTGAAAAAACTGCATCAAGCAAAGGTAGTCAGTTATTAAGAAAAGTAAAGGTGCGCCAATATATAGATGAAGTGATGGATAAACGCAGTAAAAATACGATTGCTACTGCTGATGAAGTCCTACAATATCTATCTAGGGTAATGAATGGCGAAGAAAAAGATGCGTTTGGTTTAGATGTATCTGTAGCAGATAGAACTAAGGCAGCCGAACTCTTAGGTAAACGGCATATGTTATTTACTGACAAAGTCAAACTTGATGCAGAAATAGAGATTGATATATCCGATAGGATGAAACAAGCAAGGGTGAAATCTGATGAAGTACAACAAAGCGCAACTGATTGATGCGTTGGGTTCGTTCACTCATGATCCATTAGGCTTTGTTTATTTTGCTTTTCCTTGGGGAGAAAAAGGTACACCTTTAGAAAACTTTGATGGTCCTGACGAATGGCAAGTTAAGACTTTCAAGAAAATAGGCGAAGAACTACGTAAGGGTAAGTCATTAGCCAAGGCGATACAAATTGCAGTTGCATCAGGGCATGGTATTGGTAAGTCCGCCTTTTCTTCATTGTTGATACTATTTGCTATTGCTACACATGAGAATACAAGAGGGGTAGTTACTGCTAATACTGATACACAGTTAAAGTCTAAAACTTGGGCTGAGTTGAATAAGTGGTACAACCTATTCATAGGTAAAGAGTTATTCACCTATACTGCTACTGCTTTGTTTAGTGCTGATAAACAGTATGAAAAGACATGGCGGATAGATGCTATTCCTTGGAGCGAAAGCAACCCAGAGGCATTTGCTGGTCTACACAATCAAGGTAACAGAATACTTATCATATTTGATGAGGCATCCGCTATTTCCGATAAGATTTGGGAAGTAACAGAGGGTGCTTTAACGGATAAGGAAACCGAGATTATATGGTGTGTGTTTGGTAACCCTACACGTAATAGTGGTAGGTTTAGAGAATGTTTTAGAAAACATCGTAACTACTGGACTACATATCAAATAGATAGTAGAACAGTTAAGATTTCAAACAAAGCTAAGTTGCAAGAATGGGTTGATATTCATGGTGAGGATAGCGACTTTGTAAAGGTGCGTGTTCGAGGGATATTCCCTAGTGCATCTGATACACAATTCATATCAGCAACAATTGTAGATGAAGCACAAAAGCGAATGTACAAAGTAGGACAATTTAACAACCTACCTGTAATTATCGGTGTAGACCCTGCATGGACTGGTGGCGATACATTAGAAATCGTAATGCGTAATGGTTACTCTATGAAGTGTTTGGCAACTATTGAAAAGAATGACGATGATATGCGAATGGCTAACCTCATTGCCCAATTTGAGGATGAATATAAAGCAGATGCAGTATTCATCGACCAAGGGTACGGAACTGGTATATACAGTATCGGTAAATCAATGGGGAGAAAATGGCGATTAGTTGCCTTTGGTGGTGCTAGTCCTAATGATATGTATCTAAATATGAGAGCGTATATGTGGGGTGAGATGAAAGAATGGCTAAAAGAGGGCGGTTCAATTCCACCTACAGACCAAGGCTTATATGACGATATAACAAGTCCAGAGGCACTCATTGATAAGAATGGGCGAATACAACTTGAAAGCAAGAAAGATATGAAAGAACGAGGGTTACCATCTCCGAATAAAGGCGATGCATTAGCCTTGACCTTTGCGTTCAGGGTCAATAAAAAAGTGAATGTAGGGAGTAGGGTTCATGCCAATACTGAGTATGATCCATTTAAAAGATAAGGGGTGATTAAATGTGCATGAAAAATAAGATGCCTGATACACCAATGCCAGCACCAGCACCTACAGTACAGACTGATGATGCTACTACAATGACTGGTGAGGATTGGTATGCTAAAAAGCGTAAGGGTAAACGTGGTTATGAAAGCACAATTCTTTCCATGGCAACAACTGGCACTAAGAACACATTAGGGGGTTAATGATGCAAGAAACTATCCTATCAACGCTTGCTAGACAACCGACAAATGCTATGCCTAAGAAACGTGATTACACGAAGATTAAGGCAAAGTTTAATGCTATGTTCAACAATCGTCAAAAGTACGTTTCTAAGTGGAAAGATATTCGAGATTATCAACTACCTTTCCTTGGACTGTTTGATGATGAACAAGACCAATCGAAAGTTTACACCGATAAGATTAATAATGGTGTGGCTTGGGAAAGTTGCCAAATATTCGCATCAGGTGTAATGAGTGGCATGACACCACCTAGTAGAAAGTGGTTCAAACTGACATTAGAAAATACTGACCTAGCAGCTAATAGTGATGTTAGTAAGGTATTAGATGAACGTGAAGAGATTTTGTACGCAGTATTTGCTAAGTCTAATTTCTATAACGTAGTGCATCAAGCCTATATGGAATTACCATTTGGACAAGCACCTATGTCTATCATGCCTGACCCTAAGTTTGGTGTAAGGTTTACATCTTATCCAATCGGCACATATGCATTAGAGTGTGGCAGTAATGGTGAGGTAAACACCTTTGGTAGAAAATACCGCATGACTGCAGACCAACTTGTTGAAGAGTTTGGATATGATGCTTGCACCGAACAAGTCAAACGTGAATATGATGATGGCAAAGGTAATGAGATAACTCATATTGTGTGTTGGTTAGTTATACCTAACAAAGACCGCAACGGAAAACTAGGCAATAAGAATATGCCTTACTCATCCATTTATTGGATAGAGGGGAGTAACTCCGATGAGGTACTAAGGCATAGTGGCTTTGAGGAATGGTCTATTCCAATAGCAAGACATACCACACATGATCTAAGCGGTTATGGTAAAGGGTGTGCATGGTTCGCACAGTCCGATGCACAGATGTTACAACTACTTGAAAAAGACCTAGTAACTGCAATCGAATTAGGTATTAAACCACCTATGAGTGCTACATCTGATGTAATCGGCAGTGTAAATCTATTCCCTGGCGGTGTAACGGAAGTTGATACAGGTGGTAAGGTTGAACCGATATTCAATGTAGGACTTGATGTTGCAAATGTACAAGCAAAGATACAGTTTGTATCTGAAAGCATAAAACGTGCCTATAGTGCAGATTTATTCCTAATGCTTGATAACTTAGATGCAGGGCAAATGACCGCACGTGAGGTTATGGAACGCACACAAGAAAAGATGCAACAATTAGGTCCTGTAGTTGAACGCTTACAAAGTGAGTTTTTAAACCCAATCATTGAACGTACTTATGGCATCTTAGATAGGGCTGGAATATTTCCACCAATCGATGAACAGACTGCTGAAATGCTAAATGGAATGGATGTAAAGATTGAATACATCTCACCATTAGCACAAGCACAGAAAATGTCCTCTTTGGTTAATATTGAACAGTACTATGCATTCATTATGTCATTAGCACAAGGCAATGCGAACATCGTTCAGAAATTCAACTTTGAAGAGGCAGCGGACATTTATGGTGTAAACCTTGGTGTACCAGCTAGGGTTATTCGTTCCAACGATGAGTATAAAGCACTTATGGAAGAACAAGCACAAGCACAACAAGAAGAGCAAGAACAAGCACAGATGATGCAAATGGCACAACTAGCACCTCAAATGGCTGGTGCTGCTAAACAAGCAACAGATGCAGCCAATGACGGAAACCCAGTAATGCAACAGTTAATGGGCATGGGGGTGTAGATGAAAACAAAACAAGATTATATTCGTGATCGTGATATTGATGCACTTAACCACGTACTAAGTACTGAACTTGGTAGGTGGTTTTTTTGTAGGCTTTTAGACAATACGGACATTCTAAAGCGTTCGTTTACTGGCAATTCAGAAACCTTTTTCAATGAGGGGAAAAGAAGTGTAGGTCTAAAGTATATACAAATGCTTGGTGCTATCAGTGATGGTGTTGAGGGTGTACTCAAATACCACCAAGCACAACTGGAATATATCAATCAACAAAAACTATTTAAAAATTTAGAGGAAAAAGGTGAATGACTATGGCAGAAGATTTAACGCAAGGCACGAATGATAACACAACGAGTGCAGATAGTAGTACACCTACTACGGATGCTAACACGAATACCCAAGACACAATCTTAGGCGGTGGTAGTGCTGACACAAGCGGCAACCAAGAACCACCTACAGAACCTACTGTGTATGACTTTACACAAGCCTTTGATAGTGGCGAAGTAGACCAAACAATCGCAGCTGACTTTTCTAAGCTACTCAATAGCGTAGGTGCTACGCAAGACCAAGCAGTCGAGATGGCTAAGTTTGGTAACAAGTACGCTACTGACCTTGTAACTGCTTATGAAACGAAAAGGCAAGAGGCTTTGATTGAACAGTATGAGGGGTACAAAAAACACACAGAAGAGGTGTTGGGAAGTAAATATGATGCAACTGTACAAAAGGCAGCGACTGGTATGGAGTTAATCGAAAAAACAATTCCTAACATTCGTGAAATTTTAGCTGAAAACGGCTTAGGTAATCGTATTGAAGTTATCCAAATGTTTGAGAAAATCGCTGATATGGCTGCAGAAGATAACAATGCAGGTGGCGGTCAACCAACTGGCAGTACTCAATCAGAAGATGCAATCAGACGCAATTTATATCCGAGTATGTTTAAATAAAAGGAGAAAACTAATTTATGGCTACAATCGGTACACAAAACCCTACTTTAATTGATTTGCAAAAGCGTATGGATCCTAACGGAAAAATCGCACAAATCATTGAACAATTAAACCAATCTAACGAAATCATTCAAGATATGACAATGATTGAATGTAATGATGGTACATCTAACAAAACAACAGTACGTACTGGCTTGCCTGATGCTACATGGCGCATGCTTTATGGCGGTGTACAACCTAGCAAATCTACTACAAAACAAATTACCGACACTTGCGGTATGCTAGAGGCTTACTCCGAAGTAGATGCTAAGTTGGTTAAGTTGTCTAATGACCCTGTAGCGTTCCGTGCTACAGAAGATGCTGCATTCGTTGAGGCTATGGGTCAAGAAATCGCACGTACACTTTTCTATGGTGATGAAAGCACTCCTGAAAAGTTTGTTGGCTTATCCGCACGTTTTAATACATTAGACCCTAAGAAAGCTGATAGTGCTAAAAACATTATCGATGCTGGCGGTACTGCAAACCTTGCATCTATGTGGCTTGTAGGTTGGGGTCCTCTTACTGTACATGGTATTTATCCACGTGGTACAGAGGCTGGCTTGCAACAAGAAGATAAAGGCAAAACTACAATCACTAAACCTGATGGTTCTTTGTTTGAGGCATATCGTACTCACTTTGAACAAAACATCGGTTTGTGTGTTCGTGATTGGCGCTATGTAGTACGTATCGCTAATATTGATATGAAATCTATTAAAGAAGATATTTCCGCAGGTCCTAACTTAATTAACTTGATGATCCGTGCAGAAGAAAAAATGCAATCTCTCACAGGCTGCCGTCCTGTATGGTACATGAACCAAGAATTGCGTACATTCTTACGTTTGCAAAAGAACAAAGTGCATGGTTCTACAATTACAGAAGATATGGAAATGGGCAAAATGGTTACACGTGCTAATGGTATTCCAGTACGTAAAATCGATGCATTGCTTTCCACAGAAGCACGAGTTACTGCTTAATTAATAGGGGGATAAATATATATGATTATTGATACTCAAAATACATTCTTTTTCAAAAAAGACATTACAACAAACACTAACTCCGATGTAGTGATGAATGGTAATGGTGGCGATGCTGACCCTAACTTATTCCTTGTAATTCGTATCGACAAAACAGTAACAGGCACACCATTGTTTAACGTGTACACATCTGATACTGAAAACATGGCTAATGCGGTATTATTACATGGCATTACTATGGCTGCTAATGCTCCAGCTGGTACAGAATACAAAGTACGTTTGGCTAATGGTGCTAAGAAATATATCAAAGTAAATGCCAATAATATGACTGGCGGTCAAATCTCCGCATTCTTAACAAGTGGCATTAATATTAAATAAGGTGGTTAATATGGAATATGTTGCAAAAGTAACCCTTTATCACAATACAAAGGGTTTAATTGAAGAGGGAACAACAGTTGAATTTACAAAAGAAGAAGTGGCTGAATACGATAAGGACTACTTCAAAGATTTGTTTGAAACTGTTGGTGCAGAAGAAGTCGCAGAAGTAGAGGAAGCCCAAGAGGCAAAACCTACAACCAAGAAAACTGGTAAGAAAGCGGAAGAAACTGCTGAATAATTGAACGAGGGGTGCTTATGCATCCCTCTTTTTTTATAGAAAGGTGGAACAAATGACACCTACTGATATTTGTAATCAAGCATTATCGCTTATCAATGCCGGTCGCATCCGTTCTATGACGGAAGAAACAGAACCTGCTAGACAATGCAGATTGCATTATGATCTAACACGTAGAGTATTGTTGGAGCAGTTTGAGTGGAACTTTGCACGAAAGCGTGAACGAGCGGTGCTATCGGAACATAAGATTGATGGTTGGGGTTATGTATATGCATATCCTGAAAAGTGTGTTCGTATCCTTGCGGTAATTCCACAAGGTGAACGATACCGAGCGGAAAAGCAACGTGAATATGATGTTTACCTAACTGATAACAATACAAAGTACATCGTATCTGATGTACCACTAATGCACATTGATTATGTGTACGATATTACCGATGCTGATGTAATGAACCCTATATTCGTTAAAGCATTGGTGTGTAAGATGGCATCTGATTTAGCGATGCCACTAACAGGCAATAGCGGTTTATTCGACCAATCGTACAAGTTATATCAAGCAGCATTACAAGAGGCAAAATCTATGAGTGCAAAAGAACGTAGATTAGATATGCCTTATGTATCTAGCTATTTGAAAGCAAGGAGTTGGTGATATGCAACCTATGTATATCGGACAAGTAGCATTTACTACAGGCGAGGTATCTCCTGATGTATCAAGTCGATTTGACTTAGAGCAATATAAAAGTGCATTACTACTTGCTGAAAATGCAGTCATTAGACCTTATGGAGCGGTGGCACGTAGGCAAGGTTCACAGTTTATCGGATATGCTAAACACAACGATAAACCAGTTAGATTATTTGAATTTACTACGAATAAGAACCAATCATTCATGCTTGAATTTGGTGAAAGATATGTGAGGGTATGGCGGAATGGTGTATATACTAATGTTGAAGTAGAAACACCATTTGAGGCGGACGTTGTAGGTGAGTTAAACTGCATCCAAAGTGGCGATGTAATGTTCATTTGTAGCGGTAAATATCCTATTCAAACGCTATCACGATATAGTGATACTGACTGGCGAATGAGTGCGTATAAGTTGACCGAGCAACCTTACGATGAAATCAACACGGATAATGGACACACATTAACTGTTAATGGTGATACGATCACATCCACAAAAGACCTATTCACACAAGATATGGTAGGTAGTGTAATTCAGATTGCATACTATGTGGAGGCGGTACACACTAAGTCCGCTGGCGAAGTTGTGGAGAAAAAAGTAAGACGATATATGCAAGGTCAAACAATCGAAAAGACCTATAATAATATCAATTACAATGTTGGTGCGTATAGTACTGATACAGAGTTATCGTGGAAATTCACAACGCATGGTACATGGGAAGGTACTGTAAAACTACAGATTTCTAACAACGATGGACAAACATGGAAAGACTACAGAACGTACACATCTAAGAACGATTACAACGTAACTGATACAGGTAAGATAGAGGCTGGAGCAAGGCTTAAATATGTATCAGATATTAAAGGTGGTTCTGTAAATTGCGACTTATCTATTTTGCCATTTACTCAATATGGTATAGTCGAAATTAAAAGCGTAACTGATGCTAAGAACGCAAAGGTTAATGTTCTGAATGGTATTAAAGAGGGTGAACCTAGCCACCAATGGAAGTTAGGCAGTTGGAATAGGGGTAGAGGTTATCCAAAGTTATGCACATTCTATCAAGACCGATTTGTGGTCGCTGCTACTGATAGCAAGCCTAACTATATTTGGTTTAGCCGTACTGGTGATTATCCTAACTTTGGGGTTGAAAAGGTAGGCGGTACGATTACAGATGATAGCGCAATCACACTACCAGTAATCAACCGCAAGATGTATGAAATTAGACACCTTGTACCAGCTAATGACTTGATTGTTTTAACAAGTGGTAATGAATGGATAGTTGATGGGAGCAAGACTATTACACCTACTAACTGTTATTTGAAAACACAAACACAACGTGGTGCGTTAAAGTGTGAACCACAGTTTATCGGTAATAGATGCGTATTCGTTCAAGAGCGTGGCGGTACTGTTCGTGATATGGGTTATAGCTATGAGAGTGATAACTACACAGGACAAGACCTTACATTGTTTGTTAAAACATTGGTTAAAGGTCATGTGGCAGTAACGAGTGCATATGCACAAGACCCTGACAGTATTATTTACTACGTTCGAGATGATGGACAGTTGAATTGTTTAACCTACATACCTGAACAAAAGGTGTATGGTTGGTCGCACTTTGTTACTAATGGCAAATACCGATATGTTGAGAGCGTGGCAGAGGGTGAACAAGACACAATCTATTTTGTAGTAGATCGTGTGATTAATAATAAGAGTGTGAAATGTATTGAACGTAGTATTCCACTATATACAGAGGATAACTCCGATGTATTCCTAGATTGCTATGTTAAAGTTGCTAATTCAATTAAGACCGATTACATTAACGCACCTCATCTAGTAGGGCAAATGGTAGACATAGTAGTTGATGGACAACAGATGCCATCTAGGGTAGTACCACCAACTGGGGTTATTAAATTAGATGGTAAAGCAAATGTAATTACTGTTGGGTTACCTTATACTACTAAAATCAAAATACCTAGCGTAGAGCAACAAATAAACGATGGCACATTGCAATGTAGATTGGTAACTATAACACGAGTTGCGTTGCGTTTATATCGTTCTTATGGTGGTAGTGTAGGTAAAACATTTGATGATGTAGATGATTTAATCTTAAAACCTAAAACGCTATTTACTGGTGATACTGTAATAGTACTACCTAAGATAGCAACTAGCGTTAATACAAATACAGAAATATGCATAAAGCACTCAAAACCTTTCCCATTTAACCTATTAGCGGTTACAAGAGAGGTAGAAATTGGCGGTGGTTTCCCAAATGTTCATGGAATGTAATATTTGCCCATCTAAGCACGTTTCTTTAATTCGTGAGTTATATATCAACTTACGTTCGATAGATGCCTTAGAGGTTAAATATATCAATCGAAAAAATTCAAACTACGGCGAAAATGATTTTATAAACGATATTCTTGGGGAAGATTATCAAAGTCGCATTGTTATTGATAATGACAAGCCATTATGTGTATATGGGGTATCAAACACATCATTAAATGGTATGCATTGCATTTACTTTTTGGGGAGTAAAGATTTTGAACGTAGTTTGACATTGCAAAAGCAATTCATAAAAGTTAGTAGAAATATCATTAGGGAATGGTTAAAAACCAGGGAATGTTTGTTTAATTACATACACAAAGAAAATCACCGCACCATTAGATGGCTAAAGTCTTTAGGTGCGGTTATTCATTACGATATTAACAATGGGGATATGGTTTTATTCACATTGAGAAAGGGGGATGCGAATGTGTAACCCTATTGCATTAACGGCAGCAAGCATGGTTGGTACGTTGTTTACTCAACACCAACAAGGTAAGGCGCAAGCTGCAATGTACGCACAACAAGCAAGGGTAGCAGAGGCAAATGCACGCATAAGCGATCGCAAGCAAGAACAGATTGCAGACCAAGCCTTGCAAGAACGAGATAAAATGTCCGATAAGATGCGACTTATCCAAGGTCAGAATACGGCAGAAACTGGTGCAAGTGGCTTGATGATGGCTGGTACACCATTACAACTTATGGCATCTAGCTATGACGAATACAACAAAGATATTCAGAATTGGGAAACTAACAAGAACAACAGTATCTACAATGAATACCTTAATGGCATGAACTACCGCAACGAGGCAAGCACCGCACGTGCAGCGGCAAGTAATGCTAAGAAACAAACTAGAATGGCTATGTTAGGAACGATATTGAGTGGTGCATCTAGTATTTATGGTCTTAAAGGTCAGTATGGCGGTAGTAATATAAAAGCTAATACAAACTATTACACACCAAATGAAAGTGCATTAAAAGCAGCTGGTGTATCAAATGTTAAGTTTGTTACAAGAGGTGCAGTTAGAAATAATAGGTGGGGCATTTAATGAAGTTAGTTAATTACAATGGCGAACAAAAACTAAATACCATAAGCGGTGGTGTTCAAGCTACTGGAAATGAATTAGCGTTTGGCGGTAATCAACAAGGCTTAAAAGGTGTAATTAATGCCATTGATAATATTAACGCACAGATGCAAAAGCGACTTGATGAAGATTTGAACATAGCCTATATGAACGCTGAAACAGATTATAAGAATAGAATATCTTATGAACTGACAAACAAAGAAAGCGGTATTCTTCATAAAGAACTAGATGGTGCTGCTAATGCTACACAACTGTTTAATGAGGCAGAAAGCAATATCAGGCAAGATGTGTTTAATAAGTTACCTAATAACGATAGATTGCGTGAGCGTTTTCTCCAAATGGTGGAGAAAGACTATCATGCAAATAATATGCGTGTACAAGTGCATGAGCGTTCAGAACGTGAAAAGTACAAAGATGTAACATTCAACAACAATGTAAAATCATCTGAACAGATAGCGGTATTAGGCTATAACAACCCTAACATTGTTGCTAACTCATTAAGCACACTAAAAGATAACATCAACACTATGTATGGTGATAGAGGCGAAGAGTTTGTAAAAGCTAAATATCAAGAAGTAGCTGATAGATTAGGTGGTGCAATCATCGATGAAACTGTAACACGGAATGATATTACTGCTGGGCCTCAAACAATCGCAGTACTACGAGAAATGGGTGTAAGTGAGGGGATATTATCAAAGGCTGCAGTTGCTATTGATAAGGTGAACACACAACAAACTATCGATAAACGTATTGTAGGCGATGTAGACACCTATGGTGAAGATGATGCTAGTATCGAAAAGGGTGCAGATGCATTTATTGCTAGTCTACCTAAAGCAGGGCAAGGCGGAAACTTAAATGTAGCTGCACTTGATAGTGCGGTTAATGAACAGTTAGGCAAACCATATTTGCTTGGCGGTGATGGTGGCGAAAGCACAGACTGTGGTAAGTTTACGCTTGATGTGTCCGCAAAAGCTGGTGTTACTCTTAACTATCGCACCGCAGATGGGCAGTACTTACAAGCCGAACAAGAGGGAAAACTTGTACATGATATATCGCAAGCACAAAAAGGCGATTTAGTCTTTTGGCACGTTCCAAGTAATGAGGCTAGATGGGCAACTAGCGATGATCCAAGTGCAGTTAATTCTGACGATAAAGCCTATAAAGGTGTAACTCATGTAGGCGTATATATGGGCGATGGTAAAGTTGCACAAGCTGGTAGCGGTGGTGTATCTATCGTTAGTACTGATATTTATCCTATCGTTGGTGTAGGTAAGTTTAGCGGTAGTGCTAAAGGCTATACAGACGGCGAACTCTTACAAAAACGAGAAGAGTATATGAAAGCCTATAAGGTGGAAGTGTCAAAACGCAAGAAAGCAAGAGCAGAGGCACTAGCAAGACAAAAAGAGGCTATCCAATTACAACTAATTGAAATGGGCAAGAATGGTGCATCTAGTGGCGAGATGGCTAATTTCTTAGATAATGCTATTGGCGATAATAAAGAACTAACCTTAGCATTTGGTTCACAAAGAAACCAATTCATGAGAGCAAATGAAAGGGAACAACAAGCTGCTAACCAATCATGGGGTATGAATGAAATTCGTTCCATGCTTGGAAATAACAGACCTCAATCAGAAATTTTTAAGTTTATTGATGATAACCATATTAATTTATCGTTAGAGCAGTACAACTCATTGCGTAAAACTCTTAATGACCGTGATAACGGAACTGGTGATTACGCACCAGAGTTAGCTGGTGTGAATTATGTTCTTAACGATAGTTTAGAGAACATGAACGAGCAACAAAAGGGGTTGGCAAGGATAGGCTTTAAACAACAGATGGGGGCTTGGAAAGCTAAGTTTGTAGCAGCCGAGGGAAGAGAACCGACAAGCGGTGAGTTAGATTGGGCTGCACATGAAATAGCTGGGCAGACAGTAATTCAAACAACAAACGTAGAACACTTTTGGCAAAATGGAGATAATTATAAAACTAATACATCAATGGCTATATTGGCTGGTGATGGTGTGGTTGATTGGAAAGTACTTGGAGATACACACTATATAAGACTTTATAAGTCGAATGGTGATTTTGAAGATATTGACGAGGGTACATTCCATGCTAGGTATAATATTGAGGGATAGGTGGAAATATGTCTAATAACCCATGGAAAATTGAACAACAGAAAATCAACCCATTTATTAACAAGGATGGCGATCATGGAGAATTAGGCACACCTGTTAATGGAGTTGTAGGTAATGCGGTAGATGCAGTAAAACAAGTAGGTAATGCATTAGGTAGTTTAGCAGATGCACCTTATCTAGTCGATACAACTGGTAGCGGTAAGGATAGAACTTTACAAACTGTATCTACCATTGGTGAGGCTTTAAAAGAAAACCCTATTGTAAATAACCCAGCCTTGCAAGCTGCATCCGCACGTTTTATCTATGCAAGCAATGATGCGGTAAAAGCTAATGCAGCACTAGACTATGCAAGCAAGTTAAATATTGGTGCAGATGCTATTTTGAATAGTGGTGAAACAGGGTTCACAAGGGCAGCATATCTTGCTAATCAAGTAGATAGAGGGCGAACAGTACAATCGCTATATGATGAGTACCCAGAGTTATACAAGATTAAATATGGTTCACAATCAGAGGCTATATATAGTTTAGACAATTTACAATCCATTAAGTCTACTCATGGTATATGGGATAGTATTCAACAGAATGTATGGTCTATTAATGATCAGATGAAGTTGGGGGATGTTGGTTATGAACTATCCAACACTACAGACCCTAAGAAAATCGAAGAATTAACAAACGAAATTCAACGCTTACAAACTAACCTTGCGAATTATCGTCATGCAGATGGACTAGATGTAGCACAATCTGTAATCGGTGAAACCGCTGGACAAGGCTATATGATGGCTAAACAAGGCGGTATAGGTGCGGTAGCTGGTGCAGTTGCTGGTGCATTAATTGGTGGCTTGGCTACAGAGGGTTTAGGTGCAACCGCTGGTGCTGCTACTGGTGCTAAATGGGGTGGCGGTGCTGATATGGCACGCAATATGTACAAAATGTCATTTGGCAATAAGTACATTGAACTCACTCAAAAGAAAGATGCGAACGGCAACCGAGTATACACAGACCAAGAGGCTAATCAATACGCTATGTCTTATGCTGCTATTGATGCTGGTATTGAGTTTGCAGCAACTGCAGCTATGGGTAAAGCCGTTAAAGCAGTAGCGCCTAAAGGTATGATTGTAAAAGCTATTAGTGCAGGTGTAGGTGATACTGTTAAAACATTTGATAGAGGTATTGGTACAACTGTTGCGCAGATGGCTAAGAACTCCGTTAAAGCTGGTGTACCTGAACTCTTTGAAGAGGGCTTGCAAGATGTAAATGAAAAGATACAACACAACCTAACACGTAAGGATAATGACCTAGAGGGTTATTATAGCGTAGGTGATATTGCTATAGGTTCACTAGATGCAATGAAACAAGCATTGCCAGCGGTAATAGGTTTTGGTGCTATCGGTGGTGCGGTAGGTGGTGTGCGTACTGCAAAGGCATTTCGTGATTTCCAAAAGCTAACACCTGAACAACAACAAGCAGCAATCATCGCAGAGCAAAACCGCAATGGTGCAGTCATCATGGATAATGTTCGTAAGGATAGTACAACCAATAAAATCGCAAAAGAAAACCCTGAACTATACGGAAAAATCGTACAAGCACAGGGCGATAAAGTAGGTGTATCTACTCAATATGTAGATGTAGCGGAATTAGTACAATCTGAAAACGGACAACTTGCTATCCGTGATATGGTAGATAACGGCTTGGTAACACAAGAGGAAGTAAAAGCAGCTATCGAGGCAGATGCACCTGTTGAAATTCCTATTGGTTCATATGCACAAGTATCAATGAACTTATCCGATGAAACAGTAGATGCATTAAAACAAACCTCTTACTTTACACGTGGTGGTATGTCTTTGGCTACACTAGAACGTGCAAAACAAGAAGTAGATGTAGCTAAATCGGTATTGAAAGATGATACCTCTGAACGTGCGGAACGTATCAAGGATGATATTATCCGTAATGAATTTGAGGGTGCATCTGATATAGATCGTGAAGTACTTAATGAGGTACTATCTGACCCTACAAACATTAAACGTAACTTCAATAATTTATTGCATACGTTGAAAGAACAATACAGAGAAACCTATGCTAGTGATTTTGACAATGCAGATAAATCAATTAATGATTCAGTAAGTACTGGTGTTGAACCACAATGGCTGACTGATTATAAAGCTAATAATGGCGGTAAAGCACCACGTACTAATGCAGAACGCAGACGAGCAGCATATGAGTATAGCCGAGCGACTACAACGGCAAGCCTTGATGGTAACGCTGATGCACTAGCACAATCTGATGCACATTATGCAGATATGGAACATATGTTAATGCAGATTGAAAGTTTAGAGGCTATGAAAGATAAAGTCTTTGAATTGGCGAACAATGACATAGCATTACGGATGCAATTATCTAAAAGTGGATATGATGTATACAACGAAGTAGTTAAAACTATTAGCGAAAGCACGAATAGAAAACAACGTGAAACTGCAAAAGCAAATGCATTATTGATGGCACAACACGCTGATATAATGGCACAATATATGCGACAAATGGGCCGTGGTGGTTATACTGCTATGGATTATTTGCGTGATAGCGTGCGTATCAAAATGGATGCGGTTTTAGAAAACCAAAAAGGATATGCACAATCTGTAATAATGCAACAAAAAATGGCGTTGGATATAAAGAATTGGGGGCAAGTTGTTGATCATCAATTAAGCGGAAAACAAATTCATCGAACTGTTAAAATAATGGATTCTCCACTCGTATTGCAAATGTTAGGATTCGATGGTGCTATCATGATTGACCCTAGCATAATTCATAAAGTAATTAGTGGGAAACACGCTAATCAAATATCAATTGATGATATTAAATTATTGCCTAAAAAAATAGCTAATCCAGTTGCTGTATTTAAGAATTATGATGGCCGTTCACAAAAAGCAATTCCTGATGAAGCAATTCTTGTATTGGATATGTATGCTAAAAATGGAAATCCCAATATAAATGCAAGCGGTGAGAATATCCAAGTTGCCGTTACATTTACTAAAACCGCTAATGGAACAAATATAAATAAAATTAAAACCATTACTCCAAGACGCAATATCAATTGGTATAATCAACAAATCGCAAATGGTAACTTGTTATATGCGAATACAAAAAAAATAAACCGTCTAGTAACGGGCAACAGGCAACAAATGGCCCAACCGGTTACTAAACAGTTTATTATTAATAATAGTATACCAAACGAAAATGATTTAGACAATCTCCGAAAGAAACATAATTATCAGTACTACCAATCCGCATGGCATGGTTCACCACATGATTTTGACACATTTGATTTAGGTGCTATTGGTACTGGTGAGGGTAATCAAGCACATGGCTGGGGTTTGTATTTTGCTAAGAAAAAATCAGTATCTAGGAATTATCAAAAAGTATTGTCTAAAAGATTAGGAACTTCAAATCCAAAATTATTCAAAGTTGAAATCCCAGACGAAAAAACAATGCTTGATGAAGACAAATATTTCAAAGAGCAAAATAAAGATATTATCAACAAGATAGTATCAGCCGTTAATGATTTAGAAATCGATAAGCGAAAAGCTTTATTAGATCACTATAAAGAACATCCAGCTTATCCTGTTAATAAAGAGTATGAAAAAATACTAGGCAAAATACAGAGCATAAATCAAGATAGGGAATATATAACTGATGCTCTAGTAAACAATGTAAGTAAAATAAAAGAAAAAATTGCTAGAGAAGCTGCTGCTGAGTACGGATATAACTTTGACGAGTTGAAAGCGGATAATACATTTGAAATGGCTAAAAAGCTAATAGGTGAAATTAATGAAAAGTTATCGGCACTAGAAAAAGAGAAAGAAGTTGAGGGTGCAAAAGAAAAAATAAAAGAAGATAAAATCTTGGAAAGTATTGGTGATACATTTACAAAAACACCATATACAGGAAGAGATGTTTATGTTGCTTTGTCAAAAGCATTTGGCGGTGATAAAGGTGCATCTGAATTTTTAAACTCAACTGGTGTTAAGGGCATTACATATGATGGATATACAGACGGACGATGCTATGTAGTGTTCGATGACAAGGCAATTAAAGTCATTGAAAAGTATAACCAATCTATAAACGGCATGACCGAAATCATGAAAGATGGTGAACGCATTATCAGCATTTTCAAAACCGCAGATAGAAGTACATTCTTACACGAAATGGGGCATGTATTCTTTGATGATATTCAAAAATTAGCATCTATGGAAAACGCACCTGAGCAACTTGTAACAGATTGGAACAAGTTGAAAGAGTGGAGCGGTTGGGTTGATGGTGAAAACGTAGACAATACGAAAGCACATGAGAAATTCGCACGAGGTTGGGAAAGTTACTTGCGAAGTGGTGAAGCACCAACAAGTGCATTGCAAAGAGTATTCCGTCAATTCTCCAAATGGCTAACATACATTTATCGTAGTGTTCAACGATTAGGTGGTGAAGTACCATCTGATATTAAAGATGTAATGGCGCGTATGATCGCAACCCAAGAGGATATTGAGGCATACGCAGAGCAACAACAACTTGAACAGTTTGAGAAAACCGAACTCTATAAGCAACTTTCAGAACAAGACCAAGCACGTATGCAGTCCTATATAGCTGATGTAAAAGAAAAAGCAAAAGAACGTGTGATGCGAAAACTCATGAAAGAACTTGATAATAGACCTATCAAGGAATGGGAAGAAGAAAAAGATGCAATACAAGGCGAAATCGAAAACCGATTGATTGAGCAATATCCTATCTATAAAGACCATCAACGATACAACGCATTTGGTGAGATTGCTTTTGAAAAAACACAATACAATTCTATTGAAGAGTTAGAGAAAGCGGAAGTAGAACAAACTGGTGCTACATTTAACGATGCTATCAATCAAGAAATGTATAATGCGAAATCAGAGTTTATGCGTGATAACAATGTAGGCAAAACCAATGAGCAAATCGCAGAAGAAATCTTGCTTAGTACACAAGGTCAAATGAGATTAACCGAAGAGGAAAGTAAGATTATTCAAAAGTCTACTAATCGTGAATTAGCGAAGAACTGGGAATTGTTAGAGCGCATCCGTAAACTAGACCCTAACGCAGAAACAATCGATACAGAATTAGACGAAATCGAAAAAGAGGTTAAACCTACTAAGTACGATGAGTTGAAAGCTGATAAGAAAAAAGTAGATGCTGCTTTGACTGATACTACTAAGCAACTAGAAAAAGCGGAGGAACGTATCAAACGCTTACGAGATATGCTTAACAATCGCATCAATAATGTACGTTCTATTCGTGGTGCTGGACTTGGTACAATTTCTGACTACATGAATAGAGCAAGAAAAGAATTAGGTGAACTGCCTATCTCTAATGCTATTCAGTTTAAAACATATCAAAATAAAGCAGTTACTGCTGGTAAGAAAGCCGATAGAGCATTGGCGGTAGGTGATGTTGATAAGGCACTAGGCTTTAAACGTGAACAGATGCTACAACAAGCAAGGGCAAGAGTAGCGTTTGAAAACTTTGAAAAGTCCAAGAAATTGCGATTGAAATTGAAACAACAATTACAGCGCATGACTAGACCTAAAAATCCTATTGCTATTGAACCTAATATGCGTTATTTCTATAATCATATGGCATACCAAATGGGTTTGACTAAGTATGACGGCTTACCACCTGTTGATGGTTTTGATATGAACGCAGTACTGGCTGCACTAGATCCTGATGTTGGTATTCTAAATCAACAAAGCATGTTTAAATTAGAACCTTGGATAGTTAAGATGTTCTACTCCGAAACACCTAAACCGTTCCGTTCCATCACCATGAATGAATTAGAAACACTAGAAGAACTCATGACTGGAATGTACAAGAACGGCAGAAATGAGTATGAGGGTACAACCATCTTAAACGATGAGGGTGAAAGCGTATCGTTTGATAACGCAGTACAAGAAATCATTGGTGAGGCTACAGAAACATTTGGTAAAGAAAGTGGCGATGTATTCAACAAACTCAACAATCAAACTAAGATGGATGCAGTAAGTGGTAAGCTATATAGTTTTCATCTAGCATTACTCAAGGTTGAAATATTCTTACGTAGAATGGGTGGTGGTAAAAACGGCTTTGCGGTTAAATACATCTATGACCCAATCAACCGAGCAACGCAAGCGTTCAATGAACGTAAGGAAGCATCAATGCGTAGATTGGCTAATGATGTAGGAATATATTCCAAACGTGAACTATTTGATATGCGAAATGACCACTTATACACAGTTGGTGAGTTATACGGCTTAACAAAAGAGCAACTTATCATGATTGCTCTTAACTGGGGTACTGAAAGCAACCGACAACGTGTAATGGAAACAACAAAAGCAAATGAGGTTGAAGTTGAACGTGCATTCCAAGAACACATGACTGATAAGGACTGGGAATTTGTAATTCGTACATGGGATCATATCAATTCATTCTTTGATGAGCGTAGTAAGGTACAAGAGGAACTTTACGGAAACCCATTAAAGAAAGTAGAGGGTTTAACATTCTCTATTGGCGGTAGAAACATTGAGGGTCAATATTTCCCAATCGTGTATAACCCTAAAGTAAATGCATCCGTAAGTGATAACCAAGTTGAAGATATTGCAAAAACTATGGTAAGTAGTAATGCGGTTTGGGGAACAGGCATGAGTGCGACTAAACCACGTTTAGATGTGGTTAAGGATAAATCATTATTGCTTGATTTTGATGTAATTCCTAATGCTATCACAGAGGCTATTAACCACGTTACAATGCGTAAAGCTGTTACTGATGTTAATAAGTTAATCTCTAATCGTGAACTACAAAACTACATTGTAGATAAATTTGGTGCAGACACCTACCAATTCTTACGAACTTGGGTTCGTGATAACTGGCAAGATGAACCAGCAAAAACAAACGATATTGATAGACTCATTCTTACATTGAAGAAAAATACAACAACAGCTGTTATGGTTGGGCGTGTATCAGTTGCCTTGCAGAATGCGTTGAATATTCCAGTAGCGTTTTATCGAATAGGCATAGGCAATACTATTAGAGCGGTTAATCATGCTGGGTTAGGGTTCTATGGACATGGGACTACAACTTATAACAACACTAGAGATTTTGTATTGGAACAATCAATCTTCATGCGTGAGCGTGTACAAACTTTAGATAAAGACTTGAAACAAGGTTTATCGATTGCTGGTAAAGGCTTACGTTTAGGTGATACAAATGTAGGTGGTTATAAGGTAGAACAACTTGCAAATGTTCGAGATGATATAAACCAAATGGGGTTTAGATTACTAACGGAAACAGACTTTGCTTTATCAATTCCAGTATGGAAGTTTGCATATGATCAAAAGCAAGCGGAACTTATCGGTAAAGAAGGTGTAAGTCCTGAATGGATAGAACAACAATCTATCGAGGCTGGCGATAGAGCAGTACGAGATATATTTGGTAGTGGTGATACAAAGGATGCTGCTGCTATTCAACGTTCACGGTCTATATTTACTCAATTATTCGTTCCGTTCTATTCCTACGCTAACACCTTGTACAACATCATCACAGAGGGTAACTATGCACGTAAGGATAATGGCGATTATGCAAGGTTTGTTAAAATGTTATGGTGGTCATTAGTAGCTCCAGCAATAGGCATGATGGCTTACAAATCTATGACAAATGGTGATGATGACAAACCAGAAGATTTGGCTAAGTCATTTATTGAAGAATTAGTCGCACAAGGTACTATGGGTGTACCAATCATCCGTGATATGTCAAATATGGCTATGAAATATATTCTAGGTGATAGACCATTTAATAAAGGCAATAACGTTATGGCTTTAAGCATTGTAGAGAAATTTTACGATGTTGGAAATGCTATTATGTCAGATAAAAAAGATGGTATTGATGTAGGTAGAAGTTTCAGTCAGTTAGCAAACAGAGCAACAGGGTTTAGTGATACTGTTACAGATGGACTATGGACATTAGCTAGATATGCGTTCACCGATACCGATGCAGCTATAGAAGATGTAATCATGGCTATCATGTTTGACCGCAGACTTAAAACTAAAAAAGATAAAAAGAAACATTGATAAATAAGGACTATCCATAATGGGTAGTCCTATTTATATACATTGAAAGGGGATGTTAAATTGACACCAGAAGTTTTGAAACCATCTGTAGTGTATCAATGCGATGGGGTAAATAAGAAGTTTATTTTCCCATATGATTTCGTGCAAATCGAGGATGTTAAACTAACTATCGTTGATGAAGATGGTACAGAGGCGGTACAAGTAGGGAACATCGATTATGACGAAAGCACCAAATCGGTAATTTACCCAGCGAATGGGGATGCACTAGCCGTAGGGCAAAAGGTTATCTTGGAACGTAAAACACCTATTTCACAAGATATGGACTTGCCGGACGAATATCCATTCGAGAACATCGAACACGCAACCGATAAGATCATACTCATCTTACAAGAGATGAAAGCAGAACTAGACCGCTCTTTAAAAATTCGAGTTGATAGCGATAAGAACGCAAATGAAGTTGCAAAAGATATTGTTGAGCGTTCTGTAAAGGCTGCTAATGATGCCATTAATGCTATGAATGTAATTTCTGAAAAGTCCGATAAGATTAATGCTAATGCAGATATAATCAACCGATTGGGCGAAGAGATTAAAACAATAGCATCGACTGTTGACGATAAATTGGCAACCGCTAATACGGCACTTAACACATCCTCTACTAATGTTGCTACGGCAGAACGATTGGTGAGAGATGCAAAGGCTTATGCAGGTCAGACAACTGTTGATAAACGAGATATTAATAATCTTGTAGACCAAGCTAAGACTTTAAAGAATGATATTGATAACAAACAAACATCCATTACAAGCAACGCTATCAAGGCAGCTGATGCTGCTAAACGTGCAGAAGTCGCAGCAAGTAAAGCGGAACAAATCGCCTTGCCTAATGGCGGTGGTTTGATTACAAAAACCGAAGCCGATACAAAGTTTATTCCTAAAGATAGCTTGTACGGCATCGTTTCCGTAAAAGACTTTGGGGCAGTTGGTGATGGTGTAGCAGATGATACCGCAGCATTTAAACGTGCTAATGACAATCTTAAAAATAAGATATTGTTAGTACCTAATGGCATCTACAAAATTAATGAACATCTAACTTTCAATACTGTTGATAGTGTCATGGATATGGGTACATACAACAATGTAAAACCATTTTATCCTACTGAAACACCAATGCTTAAAGGTTCATCCAATATTGCGTTTGTGAAAAATATTCAATATGGCGATGAAGTAAACCAATGTCAGGGGTTCACCTACAACGATAAAAAGAATGTGTTTGTATTGGCATGTATTAATGGTGATGGCACTAATCAAGTGTTATATGAACTCAATTCATCCACGTTTGAGATTGTAGGCACTTACAAATTTAATGACCCTGATAAGATGGGGCATTGTAATACTATGTGCTACAACAAGAACACTAATAAGATTTATCTTGCAAACGGCTTAAAAAATGGTAACAACCTAACAGTACTTAATGCTGACACAATGCAATATGAACGCACTATCACATTGAATGAACGTGTATTTAATATTGGATATGACCCAATCACACGTACTTATGTAAGCATCGTACCTATTAGCGGTCAACAACGATTACGGGAAATCAACTTATACAACGATGATTTCAAGAAATTAAAAACATATCAAGTCGATTATGAATATGATGATTTCAATAACAATGGGGCATTCATGTTGAATGGCTGCATCATGAGTGCAACGCTTGGTAGTTTGGTAGAATGTACACCATTTGGCACAGTTAAACAGATTATTGAAATCAATAGAACTACTGAAATCGAAGATATAGCTTATTACAACGGCAAATTCTATTTTGCGGTATTAACAGAAAAACCAAATAAGCGACACCAAGTTGATATTTATGTTGGTGATCCAAATAAGGATTATCAAAACTCTATCAATACCGCACGATTGGCAACGCTTGATTATCTCAAACTAACAGGTGGTACATTAAACGGCGCACTTAAAATGGCTAATAATACCTTAATCGAGGGTTATAAACCTGACGGACATGGTGTTGGCATGGCTAAAGTATCTACTAGCGGTAACGTAGAACTTGGCGATAACTCCGTTAATACGTTTGTTAAAGGCAAGGAATTTAAACACTATGATGGTACAGATAGTTTCACAGTACTTACCACCAAACATTACGGAACGGCTATTTATAAGAAAAAGGATGTAGACGATAACTTTGTTAAGAAAACAGAAGTAGACCAGTTAGGTTTTCCATACTCTAAAGTTGATGCAGCGACAGATTGGAACACGTTCACAGAACAAGGGGCAATCGAAATCAACTTTGATGGCGGTGCTAATAATCCACCACGTAGCCACAAACAAGGGATGCTTATTGTAATGAATTTTGGCAAAGGTAAGATGATAGACCAAACTTTCCATGCGTTCAATGGTGAAACATACCACAGAATGTTTATGGCTGATAAATGGAAATCTTGGGGGAGAGTACAAACATCATTAAATAGTCGATTGAAATTGTGGAGTGCTACTGGTGGAAACGAGGTGTATGTTGAATAATGCCTAATCTGAAAGTTAAGAAAGGAAATGATACATTAACATTTGGACTGACCGATAATGTGCGTGATGTTGGTGATAGACGATTAACCTTTGTGATTGGTGGTAAAAAATATTATGCACGATTGGGCGATACAAAGACCGCATTTGTAGTGCAACGCACATCCAATGGTAATAAAAACTATATACAAACAAGTCCAATTTCCTTTAAACCATGGAGTTGGTCGAAGTACCCAACCGATGTGAGAGGGACTGAAAAAATGTTTGTGTACTTACCCAAAGGGAGATATAGGGCGGCTGTATATGCTATTTCTGGAGATAGCAACGAATTTACAATAACTGAGTCAAAAGACATTGAAGTCAATGTATCTGTTTCTACTGTTCTTATATCAAAGGCTACATTCAATATTGACGGATGGAGAAGAGAAATGATGACAAAGGATAGTAATTTGAGCATCCAGATAGAACGAATTGGGGAGTAAGAATGATTGAGGTTGTATTAGCACCTTTCATGGTTGAGGGGTTTAACGTAGCAGAGGCGGTGCGAATTTCACTAGCCATATTTACAAGTGTTGTATTGGTATTTGTTGATACATTCTTGCGTGTCTTAGTTGAGGCACGCAATTTTAATTTAGCGACCAATAGAGAATTAACCATTAAGAATATGTTCCTTGCGATTATATGGCGAGGATGGGCGAGTGTTGAAGTAAATGGTAAGCAACGTAGATTTTTAGTAAGTGGAAAACTACGAGCAGATATGACTAAGAAATTAGTTAAGTCTTATCCTTGGTTATTCCTCTTATCATTCATCCTATTAACATTGCCGGATGTGGATATTCCTATGTTAGGTCGCATTGATGTGTTCTTGTCTACATTGCTGTACTTAGTACCTATCATGGTTGAGTTAGCAAGCATTGTAGAAAATATGATTGAACTTGAATTTGTGGAAAGTGCATGGTTTCAACGTGCAATGAGTTTGGTTAAAGAGTTGATAGCGTTCGTTAAATCAATAAAGGATGCGATTAAATGATTGAAAAAATAAGTTTACGAGAGGTTCTGACGATACTCATATTAGGAACTGTAAATATAATGGCTATCCTATATGGTTACAACGAGTTAGCTATGAGTATATCGTCAGGGTTAGTAGGTTACTTGGGCGGTAGAGAAAACAATAGAAAGATACAAGAAATAAGAAATGAAGATACAGGGTGCTAACAATAGTACCCTGTTTTAGTAAAGGAGATAATAGTATGAAAGTTAGCAAATATTTTGACGAAAGCGAATTTGCGTGTAAATGTGGTAATCATGGATTTCATGATGATGGTACACCTTGTCTAGATCATGTGATTGATAAACGATTGGTGGATTTGCTAGATGCAATTCGTGAACGCTTGGGTGTTCCAGTATATATTTTGAGTGGTTATCGTTGCCCTACCCATAACGAAGAAGTAGGTGGTGTATCAAATTCTCAACACGTGCTAGGTACAGCAGCAGACATTACCTATGATGGAATTGATGTAGATTATTTAGCATCCGTGGCGGAAGAGTGCGCAAACGAAGTATTAGGTGAGGGTGTTGGTATTGGCAGTTATTACTACCAAGATTTCGTTCATGTGGACGTGAGGGGTTACGATGCAAGATGGAATGATTTAGATTGAAATTAGTTAATTGAGGTGTAAGCTATGTTAATAAGCAAGTTGGTACAAATCATCAAGGAACACTACAAACTAGCCGTAGCGATTACTCTATGCTTTTTTGTCGCTATTGTAGGTGTAGTGATATATCATTACAAACATAATCAATTAGAAAAGCCTGTTGTAATTACACAACAACAAGCTAAATCGCCTATAGAATTATCAAAGTCAATTCATGTTACAGAGAAACAAGCACAAGAAGTTATTTCCATTAAGGAAAGAACTCAACCGATAGCGACTTATTATACACAAGCACCTACTGTAGAACAAGCTGCAGAAAAGGTGAAAAAGGATATTGCACATAGCAACCCTAACTTACCTAAAGCAGCTACAGAAAAATCTGATAGAACCGCAGTAGTAGCTAACACAGATGAACAAAAGGTAGATGTGTACAAAATTAAGTTAGATAAACCACATAGTATATTAGCTGGTGTAACAGTAATGACTAATGGTGAAGTATATGAAACTGTAGGCTATGAGGATAAACGCTTTGAGGGTTTAGCACACTTTAAAGGTTCAGAGTTTAAAGGTGCATCCGCATTAGTTAAAGTTGTTAGATGGTAGAGGTGATCTAAATTATCTCCGAGTTGCACGGCTTGCAACAACAGTTGTATATGAAATTGAGGGTAGCGTAATTGCTACCCTCTTTTTTTATTGCCGTCAAAAATTCGTCAAAAAATGAATTTTAAATATTATGTTTTGTGTAAGTGGTTTTAATAAACCACGATATAAAACTTTGATTATTACAACATATTTTGAAATTTGAAATAAAATCAAGCAATATAATCTTTTATGATCG